ATGTTTTTTTATGAAATGCAGTATATTCTTTTTCTTCTTTACATAATCTACATATTTTCATAATTTGTTTTTTATCTTTATATATTAAAATATGAATGGTGAGAAAATAAAAAACCCATCTCAATTCTTTGAAATGGGTTATTTTTATTTTCTTAAATATCTATTAGTAATACATATCTTCCCACCAATCCGCTACAAAATTTGCAGTTACATCAATAATTTCTTGTGCTGTCCAATCAAGATCTTCCCAACCAGTAAATTCTTGAATTTGTACATTGTGATAAGTTACTCTTCTAATAATGTGACCTTCTTTATCATGATGATGAATAACAATAGTTGAAATAATATTTTTCTTATAATGAACTGAACCATCAGCATTATTCCAAACAAGATCATACCAATCTTTCATCATTCTCCAAGTAAATGCTTGATATTTGTCATTTTGATTTATATTAAATTTGATTGAAAATTCAGTTGAAGTAGAAGGTGGAAATTTTAAGAATTTTCTTGTTGAATATTTAAAATTTTGTTCTAATGATTCAATTTTTGGATATGTTGGAAATTTAGTTGTCACAGTATTTTCTAAAAGTAAAGTTTGATGACCAGGATGCAAAGCTGCAATTGCAGTAGGTAATATAATTACTGCTTCAAATAAGTTTTTATAAACTGGATCCCAGATCTGATTATGCGATTGAATATTTGTAAAATGTGGTAATGGCATATGTTTTTAATTATTTTTTGTCAAATCATTTTTCACAATGATTTTATATATATTCTATATATTAATTTTAAAAATCATTTTTTTCATATTAATATATTTTCTCTATATTCTATATTGTTATTAACATATATATTAAAATTATTTCTTGTAAATTAATTTATTTTTTAAATATAATCATGAATTATTGGAAATAATCTTATCTATTATGAATAATTTAATTTTTTCATATTCATTGTCCCATTGTTCTTCCCAAATATGATATAATTTTATTCCTTTTTTTAATGCTTTTCTTGATTTAGAAAAATGATACCCAGGAAGTTTATATTTTTCAGAATGCCAATAAGTACCATTAAATTCAAATCCTAAATTAATATCTGGTAACAAAATATCTATTTCTTTCCCATCTAATATCTTTCTGTCAGAGGTAATAATTTTTCCATTATAATTTTCTTTAATAAAATCAAACATTTTAATTTCTTTACCAGATTTATGAGAATTTATAGGATTACAATTAACACACATTTCAACATTGTATTTTAATCTACAATAAAATGTTTTTTCACATATTTCATATATTTTATTACATTTATCACATTTTATATAAAAAATTGTACCATCTCTCATTAAAAAATTAAATTGATGTTTATTAAATAATTGAAATTTTTTAATTGAAATTTTTAATTTTATCTGTTCATTTTGTGCAGGTCTTTTAACTCCATATCTTTTTAAATTAGTTGTTTCTTGTTTTTTTAATTGTTCTTTATTTTGTAAATGATAATCAACTCCATAATGTTTCTGAGTTGTTTTTATAGATTTTTCTTTTATTTCTTCTAATTGAAAAATATTATCAACTCCATATTTTTTTTTAATTGTTTTCTTTAATTTATTGTAAATTTCTTTACTTTGTAATGGATACTCAACTCCATATTTTTTTAGATTAGTTTTTTTATTTTTAATTGAAGAACATTTTCTACAAGTATAAAAATTATATTTGTTGTAATTTTTATAATATTTTTGAATTGATAAATTTGTTTCTTGTCCACAAATAGCACAAATAGCAGTTATTCTTTCTTTTGAATTATGATTAATATCTTCAATTTTTATTAAATATTTTTTATTAAATTCTTCAAATTCATATTTATCAATATATTGATTTTTGTTTCTGTGTGTAATATTTATTTTTACCTCTTTTTCTTTCATCATTATAATCTATATATTAAAATTGTAATTGATGATGAATTTTTTAATATATAAAAAAAAACAATAAATTATAAATGACTAAATATTTGAAGAATATAATCATTTTTCTTATTCAATTAATAGAAAAATATGAATTCAGAAATATAGATAAAAATGAAATAGATTTATTAAAGAAAATTGTTGATATTATTCCATTAAAAAATAAATCAGTTAAATCAGATTATGGATTTACTCCAACAAGTGAAATTATTAGAACTATTCCACTACAAAGATATGAACTTGAATTAGAAAATGGAAATAAGTTAGAATGTGCTGATACACATATAGTTTATTGTAAAAATCATATTGAAAAATTTGTTGTTGATTTGACTAAAAATGATTATGTCTTAACAAATACCGGAGAAAATAAAGTGAAACATATTAAAAAATTAAGAGGTAAATTATCTATGTTTGATTTAACAATTGATGGTCCAGAACCATCATATTATGGTAATAATATACTGAATCACAACACAGTTTCTGCATCAATTGTATTATTACATTTTGTATTATTTAATAATGAAAAAAATTGTATGATTGTGGCCAACAAAGGGAAAACAGTAAAAGAAATTATTAGAAAAATAAAAGAAATTTATAAAACATTACCATTTTTCTTAAAAAAGGGAGTAATAAATTGGAATGAAAAATCATTAGCTTTAGAAAATGGGAGTAGAATTCAAAGTGAAAATAGAGTAAAAGAACCATCAATTGGATTTACAATTGATTTACTCTACCTCGATGAATTTGCAAAAGTACCAAATAACATTATTGAATCATATTATGGTGCTGTTATCCCAACTGTTTCATCAGTAAAAAATTCTAAAATTATAATTACTTCTACACCATTAGGTTATAATTTATTTCATAAATTATTAACAGATGCAGAAAGAACTGAGGATGATCCAGAAAAGAATATGTATGAGGCAATGCGAGTTTATTGGCATCAAGTAGCGGGTAGAAGAGATGTGAGAATATTTCCATTAGCATATAAAATGAAAGAATATAAAATAACTCAGGAAGAATTAATTGAATTTTTACATATTCAAAGATTTAATATTTATAATGAAGAATTTAATAATAAAAATTGGATATGTGTAAAACATGATTTAGATAATGATAAAACATATATACATAGAATTAGAGGAATGAGAATAAACATAAATGATAAAATGGTTCCTTTAAATGATTTATGTATCATAACAAATTGGCAAGAAGAAGAAACTAAATTAATTGGTGGAGAAAATATGTTTAATCAGGAATATGATCTTCAATTTATTACTAGTGATAAATTATTATTTACAAGTGAACAAATGGAGAAATTTAAGAAAGATTCAATAGATTTTAAACATATAGATTTTAAAGAATTAAATAAACGGTTAATTCTTCCATATAACAATTTAAAATGGTTAACTGGTAAGAATGATATATTTGATCCAACAAAGATAAAAGATTATCACATTTTTGCGGCAATTGATTTGGGGGAAGGTTTGGCACAAGATTATTCTGTCTTAAATATTTTTAGATTATTACCAAAACCTCCAGATTTAATAGAAAAAACTCATGATGAATTATCTACTATTTATGAATTCTTTTATTTAGAACAAATAGGTATGTTTAGAGTTAATAATTGGAGTATTAATGAATTTGCAGAATTATGTTATACTGTATTATTTGAATTATTTGATTCTGAAAAAGTAAAAGTAGTTCTTGAATATAATACATATGGTGCGACTTTATTATCTGAATTAATTCATATATTTAATGATGATAATAATTTTTCAAATGCTATATTTTTAAGATATAAACATAAGAAAGATGATAAATATGCAAAAGTTGGAATGAAAATAACTGGTGGAGAACAAGAAGCAAGTAAAAAATTATTAGTTAAAGCATTACAAGGTGCTGTTAAAAAACAAATGATAAAATTAAGAGAAAATGTAAATATTACTGAAATTTCAAAATTTAGTAAAACTGAAACTCCAAGTGGAAATTTCACATATAAATGCTCGGGGGGGCACGATGACTGTGCGATGACACTAGTTGGATTATCTTCAATATTTAATCATGTTCAGTATAAAAATATGATTGATGATTTATTTGAAAAATTAGAATTACCTATTAAACAATTAATTGAAAAATATGTTTTTAATAAAAAAGGAGATGATAAAGTTGATTATTCAACTACTTTAAATAATAGGGAAAAAATATATAATTTTAAAGATAAAAAAGAATTAGGAAGATATAGTAAAATTAAAAATAAAAGATTTACTCCTTATAAACCTAATCCTTGGGACAACAACTATAAATTTAAAAGGTAATTTTTACCCTTATTAATTAAACAAGGGTAAATCACAAAATATAAAATAAAAAATATATGAAAAAATATATAAAAACATTTGAAGAATTAAATTCAAATAAAGATGAAAATAATGATGTGTTTTACGCTTAACTATATAAAATTTGTGGACAAATGAAGCACAATATAAAACAACAAGTATTCCATGTTATGAACTACATATTAAAAACTAATCTATGACAACTTCTCCAAGCTAAAGACTTTTGTGTGTTTTACGCTCAGTTGTGCAAGAATTAACTTAAACTAATCATATAATTTTTCCAAGTCATTCCATCATATTCAACAGCATCTTGACTTTGTATATTTAATTTTAATCCTTTATTCTCACATTTTTTAATAATTTTCTTAATTAGTGGTTCAGATAATTCATTTGGTGAACTCATAACTGTAATACCATCTTCAATACTACTTACAACTTGTTCTAACCAATTATTCATATCAGATATATCTTCTCTATTCATCTTGCCAGAAATCGCAACAGCACCAAGTATAATAAGTAAATTATTTCCTTCAATATATCTTATTAAAAGATTACCATTATCTGTTTTTTCAGTTTTAAAATCTCCATTATCAGTCATTTGAGATGCTATTTCTTCACCTTGTTTAATCATATCTATTAGATTTTCATCATAATGTAAGGCAACTGCATCAAAATATTCCTGAACATTAGATTCAACAGCTTCAAAAAGTTTAAAATTTGTTATCATATTTATTTTATTGTAGTTTTCCATATAATCTATATATTAATATTTTTTAATATTTTTTTTAATTTTAATTCTCTTGAAGTATAACCAATATTCATAATTAAATATTTTTCTTTTCTGTTTAATATAATATTTGCCATTTTTTTCTAATAATACATGATTTTTTTAATTTTAATTTAATATTTCTTTCTTATACTTTTTAATATATAGAATTATAATTGCAAAGTTTAAAATTATAAAATTATGAAGAAATATAATCAATTTTTAATTGAATCTAAAAAAGAAAGAATTAGTGCTGGTATTTTATTATATAATAAGAATAAAGAAATATTTTTATTAAAAGCTGGTGGACCATTGTTTGAAGGAAGAAATAGGCCATGGGGATTCCCAAAAGGAAGAGTTGATGAAGGAGAAACTAATTTACAAACTGCAATAAGAGAATTAAAAGAAGAATCAGGAATTATAATTGATGAAAATAGAGATTTTATTGATTTAGGAAAAAATAGTGAAATCGTTGGGAATTTAATAAAATCAATTGTTGTTTTTGCTACTGAATTTAATGAAGAATTTAAATTTGAACCAGAAATTATAAAATTTGAATATCAAGGAAAAGAATATAATATTCCGGAAATGGAAGAATATAAATGGGGTTCAATTGATGATGCAAGAAATGAAATAAGACCAAGACAGATTGTGTTTTTGGATAAAATAGAAAAAATATTTAAATAGATGATTACAAAGTTTAAAATATACGAAAATCGAAAAGTTGAATGGGCAACAGATGATTTTAATAAAAAATTAGGAGAGGAATTTCAATTTTGGGAAATGGAAGAATATATAATTACTTATCATGATCCTGATGATTATGATAATGATTTTTATGACAGATGTAAATTATATGAAAAATTTGTATTAGAAGAAATTGATATTAGTGATTTAAACTTAGATGAATGGGAATTTAATGAAGTTAAATTTGATGACAGTAATGAATTATATCAAAAAAATAAAATTTACCCACCAATAGTTGTTGGTGAAACTTCACCTGATGTAATATTACACGAACAATATAAATATACCATTCTTGATGGGTTACATCGAGCTAATGTATTAGATAAACAAGGAATTAAAAAAATAAAAGCATATGTTGGAAAAATTGATAATAGTGATAATTATTTTGACGATGAATAAAATTATATGGATAAAATAGAAAAAAGACAATTTTACTTAGATTATTTAGAATCTCTAAATGAAGATAAAGACCAAAGTAAAAACAGAGAGAAAAAATTAAAAAAACAAAGAGAAAAAATTAAAAAATTTCTTAATGTTGATTATGTAATTAATTATATTTTTAGAAATGTAATATCTGATGATTCTACAAAAGGATTAAAATATACCATTTGGGTTGCAAATGCATTTAAAGAAAAATTTAAAAATGAATTATTAAAAAATAAAACAAAATTAACAAAATTAATAAAAACTTATAATTCAGATTCTTTTAATTTTGATGAAAAATTTATAAATGATTTTTTTCTTAATTTTGAAACAAAAAGAAATGATAAGAAATTTAAAGGACATCATATTCGAAAAATTAAAGATATTTTTTTTGATGTTTGTAATTATAGTGGGAATGTTGAATTCGATTTAAAATTAACAAATATAGTTGATTGGTTAAAATCTCCTCTAAGAGAAGATGAAGAAACAAAATTATCTGATTATACATTTGATGAAGCATTTAGAGTTGCTGAAGAATGGCATAATAATTTAGAAGCATCTGGTATAATTAAAGATGAAACCGGGAGAATAATTAAAACTTATGATGATGGTTGGTATTGGATTGATCTTGAAACAACTGAAGATAAAGCAGAAGCAGAAGCAATGGGACATTGTGGAATAACATCAATGGGAACTACTTTGTGGAGTTTAAGAAAGAAAAAATCTCCTCATGTTACAATGGCATTACAAATTGATATGGCACAAATTGATGTTGATAATTATCACAAACATCCACATACAGATTATGATAGTGAAATTGTGATAACTCAAATAAAAGGGAGAAATAATGATAAACCTATCAAAAAATATCATCCATATATTGTTGATATACTATTAGATATTAATGTTATTGAATTTGACTTAGAATATCAAACAGGAGATGATTTTCAAGTTGATGATTTAAATGATGAAGAATATAAAAAAATACTAACAGATAAACCACAATTAATTCAATCAAATGATGATATAGAAAGATTTATAAATTTATGGAAAGAAAATCCGAATATTGAATTGAATTCATTGGGGGAAGAAGTAATTTTAGTAATACTTTTTTCTACAGAATTACAAAATGATATAAAAACATATCATAAAATCGTGAAATCTTTACACTATTCATTATCTGGAGATAATTGGGATAATTTTACTGTTGAGAATGAAAAAATTACATTTACTTTAAAATATCTTTATGGGAAACAAAAACAAAATTTAGATACATTATTTGTAAGAATACCATTTAAATTTCCAGAATATAAAAAGAATTTTGATTCTGAAAAGAATGATGATTTTGAAGAATCATTAAATAAAATATTTCATGATTATGACCATATATTATATGGAAAACCATATGATGAAACCTTTTTCAAACTTAATTATGTTTTTTATTTTTTGCAGAATTATTTTAGAATATCTCTTTTTAATAAAAATGGAGATATGGTAGAAAAATATTTATCAATGTATAAAACAATTAATATAGATGATTTAACAATTAAATATATGAAAATATTTCAAAAGAAAATGATGGAAGAATCAAAAAGATTAATAAATTATTTAAAATCTATTGAAATAAATCTGAATGGGGAAAAATTTGAAATAGATTTTTATAAATTCATATCATATTTTTCTGATTATGATATTCTTAATAATATTCAACAAGGCCCAATGGGAGATAAATATTTACCATCAATGTGGGATATTTGGAATACTGAATTTGAAAATGGCCCTAATATTGGAATCTATCATGTAAAATATGATATTATTCAAGATTTTACGGAGTTCATAATAAAAAATATAGATGAAGAATCAAACAAATAATATAAACTCATATATATGAACAAAAACTAAAAGAAGAATTTGAAAAATTGACAGAAATATGGCAAGTACCAGATAAAATAAATTAATATGAAAACTGTAAAATTAAGAGATACAATCAAAAGAGTTACTGATAAAGAAGCAACTAATATGGTTAATAAATTAAGTTGGAAATTTATTACAAAAAGTGAATGGAAAGAAACTGCAAGAAAAACTACTAAAAAAGTTAAAGAAACTACTGATGAAACTAAATCAGATAAAAAAAGATCTAAAAAGAAATGAACACAAAATATGAAGTAAAAAAAGGAAATAATGAATCTTTTACTATGACTTATGATGAAGTTATTGAAAAATTCACATTTAATGAAAATTTTTCAATAATGTTTAAAAGATTAGCATTAAATGAAAGCATGTATCATTATGATTCAAAAATAGACTTTAAAAGGATTCAATAATTTTATTAAAATTTATTGATTTTGATTTATTTTTTCTAATTTTTCTATAAAAGCATCATGTTCTTGTGAACCATCTGCGCCAGCTTGTAATAAAGAAGAAATCATAGAATATAATTCTTCTGTATAAGCCCAGGTTGTATCTTGTTTCCACATATTTAATTTTTCTGAATAAAATTCTATTATCTCATCAAATATTTCAATATATTGTTCTTTTCTTTTCATTGCATCATCTTTCCAATTTTCATTTAGTTCTTCAAATCTTTTTATCTTCATAATAATAATTTATTTTTTATTATATATTAATTTATTAATTCATTTTTTATTTGTATCTTTGCTATATGAAAACATTAGTAATACATCCAACAGATTATACAACTATTATAAATTTTAATCGAAATAACTTATTTAAAAGATAAAAATTATGAAAAAAATAAGAATTAGTAATAGAAGTTTTGAAAGAACTGCAAAAAGATTTTTAAAAGTAGCAAACAAAAGAATTGATACTTTTTATGATGATTATTCTGTCAAAGAAAAATTTGATCATTCTACAAAATATCATATCAACATTATGGTTCAAAATCTTATTAAAAAATATAAACAAAGACCATTTAAAAATTATTCTGCATTTGTTCACAAAATTACTGTTTTCACTTTAGTAGATACTTTCATCAGTGATATAAAAGTATCTTATACTTTTGAAGATGATTTATTAAAATTCAAACTTTTTACCAAAAAAAGAAATACAATGAGATATAGAAGAAAATCTCAATTCACATTAAAAATAAAATAAATATGAAACTATTTGTACCAGAAATTGGTGATATATTAACATTAACCAATGACTGGGAATTTAATTTACATCACGAATATAGAAATCATAATTTAATTAAATTATATAACATAAATTATACTGGTGATTCAAATAATTATTCTATTGTATCCCTTCCTGCAGATACAAAACTTAAAGTAGATAAAATTAATATTAGGACACGTTCTGGATTATATAGTTTCTTAACATTTAGAATTCAAAATAGTACAAAAACTACAAAGAAAATACAATTTTGGGCAAAATTAAAAGATGTAAATAGAATGGATATTGAAAATTTTGGTGTCTCCGCATTTCTTAAATTTGCTATAAAATGGGATATGCAAAATATAACTGAAAAACATAATTGTTTATATCAAGAATCAATATTAAATAATAGACAACAAACAGCCTTTGGTAAAGTAGATGAAAAAAATACATTTGAAATAAATGTTATTCATTTTAAAGTTAATAAAAGAGAATCATATTATGGTAATAAAATAAATAATTATGTATCAGAAATTAAATATGAATTAAAATGTGTATTAAATAATGAAATAATTGGTGAATGGTCTACATTAACAACAATGAAAAAGAAAGCTAAAGAATATATTAATAAAAATGTGAGTTTATTTGTTGATTATAATCAAAAAAAAGCATTAAGAGTTGTAAAACTTAAAAAAACATTAGAATTATGAAAAAAATAAGAATTAGTAGAAATAATATATGGATTATGAATTTAAAAATAATAAATAAATATTTAATATTTACCACAGAAAACTTCTATGTTCATGGGAAAAAGGACAATTATATGTATTATGTTAAAAAATCTAAAAAAAATAATTTATGGTATTCATCTACATTAGTTGAAGATAAAGTAGATTGCGAACTTTTTGGAGAAATGTGTGAAAATTATAACATTAAAATTAATGGAAAAAACTATCGAAAAAATGAATTAAATCGATGTATTACAAATATTAAAATTAATAAATTTTTAGAAACAGAATCTAAAACAATTATACGAAAAGAAAAATTTAAAAAAATACTTCACAATTAATATATTATATATCAATATATTCCTTCCAGAAATATTCTTCACTCCTATTTAAATAATTCTGTGAATGAACTACACATTAGCTAAAGACTAATGTGTTTCGGGTTTCATAGAGTGTGCTTTATCACTAAAGTCTGATTTACTCTCCACCTTTGTAATGGTAAGTCCCTTACCATATATTTTTAAACCTTCTTTTAATTATCATTTTTGACTTTGAGTTTACTTATATATAAAAATAAAAAAGTCAAAAATGGTAAAAAGAGAAAAAACAACAAGATTCAAACATTATTTTACTTTAAAAGAAAAATTAAATGATAATTTTCTAAAACATATTGATGATAATTTTTTAAATAAACAAAAACTTATTGAGAATTTGATTATACAATATTTAAATAAAAATAATAAACCTGAATGATTAGAATATTAGTGTTAAATTCTGATGTAGATGGTGTTGGATATTTTCGTATCTTAAATCCACATCTTTGTTTAGATGACCCAAATATTAAAATAGATATTAGATTATTATCTGATGGAACACTTCCATTATTAAATCCAAATTTTATTAAACATTATAATATAATAGTTTTTAATAAAATGATTCCTTTCAAGGAACCCGATAAAGAGAAAATGTTTTATGATATGATTAAAGAATTCAATATTAAATTAGTGTACGATCTTGATGATTATTGGATATTAAATAATTCACATATCAATTATAAAAATTGGATAAAAAATAAATCAGGTGAAAAAATTGAAAAAGTTTTAAAAAATGCAGATGTTGTAACAACCACTACATCAATATTTGCAGAAAGAATAAGAGAATTAAATTCTAATGTAATTGTAATTCCAAATGCTATTAATATAACAGAACAACAATGGTGTCGAAAAAAAATACCATCTGATAAAATAAGATTTATTTGGGGTGGTGGAATTAGTCATCAAGTTGATTTAAAATTAATTAAAGAAGATTTCAAAAAATTTGATAAAAACTTTTTATCAAAAGCACAAATGATTATGTGTGGTTATGACCTAAGAATAAAAATGCAAGATGGAAAAATTAATAAAGATGAACATAATCATTCTCAATGGGGTAAATTTGAAAGTATTTTTAATAATAATGGTAAATATATTAGTACAATGAAATATAGAGAATATTTAAGTAAAACAGACAACTTTGATCATGATGATACATATGGATTTAATAAAGAATATTTAGATGAATTTTATCAACGAAGACATACAAAACCGATATTGCTATATGGCACTATGTACAATGAAGCAGATATTTCAATTGCACCATTAAAAAATAATCATCAATTTAATCTTTATAAATCACAATTAAAATTAATTGAATCGGGAGCACATGGTATTCCTATCATTGAAAGTAAATATGGATCATATGAAATTGATGATATTGAGAAAAAAGGATTAGGTCTTTATGTAAATGAGGGAAAAGATTCTTGGGTAGAAAAGATGAATTTTTATGTAAAAAATCCATCTGCAATTAAAGAACATGGTCAAGCAAATCATGAATATTTTCTGAAAAATTTTGAGATGAAAGTGGTAAATCAAATTAGAATAGATTTATATAATGAAATTTATAATCAAGATAGAAATGAAGTTAAAATCTTGTTGTAGGTAAAATCATAAAAAGTAAAAAATATTAAAATATTTAAGTCTGTTTTTTCTCCTCCAAAATAATCTACAGGAATATAATGTTGGAGATCATCAAATTCTATACATAGAGATAATCTGCAAGAATATATAAAATATTTTTACAAGCAAATTAAATTATAACTTATTTTTTCTTTCTTCAATAAATCCCAATCTAACTCCATAAAATGCACCGACGGCTATGTCTTAAATGCCCTAATAAGAGAAGGAGCAGAACCATCAAAACCAAAGTCTGGAAAAAATAGATTAGGTCTTAAAAAGAAAATTTCATTCACATGTAAACACATTATTTTTAAATGTATTATTAAATAGATTAATGAATTTAATAATTTGAAAGAAATTGAAGAAAGTATTAAAATCAAGAAAAATAATATGTAATATAATAAACAAATATAATATACTATAAAAATAAATATTAATATATAATTAATATATGAAAGATTATAATAATTTTATTAAAGAATATTGGGGAACTGGAGAAAATAAAGATTTTAATGGAGAATATATTCAATCTGAAAAAGATGGGTATAAATATATTGGGTATAATGAATTAGATGTTGAAGAAATTTTTGATGATTGCATTGAAATCCCAAAAAACTCAATAAAAGAATATATTTCTTTAAATACAATAAAAAATATGTTTCCTATTTTTAATGAATTAGATTTCGATAAAGATTGGAGTATTAAAATTTATAAATATCAAAACTATATTTTTATATATAAATCTGGGTATTATTATACTTTCATAAAAAAAAATTGATTAAATGAAATATTTAAATGAAAATAAATTAATGAAAATTGTAAATTTTAAAGATTTAGATGGTTCTTGGTCTGTAAAAGATGCATTAAATAGAGATAAAGATAAAAAGAAAAAGAAAACTGGAAAGAAAAAATTAGATTTTGAACTTGGTGATAAAGTTATAGATTTGTTGGCTAAATATAATTTATATTCAAGTGTTGTTGGTTCAGGAGATTATTGTACCAAATGGAAAATTTTATTACCAGGAGAAGAAAATTTTAAAGAATATCGAGTTATGTTAGGTGAAAAAAAGAATTTTGAAGATTGGGTTGAATATAATTATGGTAGTGAAAATGATTTATCAGATGAAGAATTAAAAGATGAATATTCTAAAGATTATGGAGATGACACAAGACTTGAATGGTCAGTTTTTCTCCCACTTGGAACATCAAGTTTAGAACAAAGTGCTTTAGTAGATTCTTCAAATTATCTTAAATTGTTAAGTGAATCATATCCAGATATGTTTAAAAATCAGTTAGAATATACTAATGCATTAAGTGATAATCCAGATGGATTTAAAAAATTTATAAATAATAAGGGGATAAAAATCACTAATAAGAATGTTGAAATAGTAAATAGTATTTGTACAAGATTATATAAAGATTCAAAAGTATTTGGATGTTTCAGAGAATGTATTGGAAAACAAAAAACAAAACAACTTATTCAAGATTGGTTAAAATTAATTAAATAATAATTATCTATTTTCATAATCATAAATATTAATCACAAATGATACAGAATTTTCAGTTGTCTCAATTTCTACTTCATCAAAATCAGTATTATCAAAGAAATGATTTTTTAATTCATCAATATCAATATTGTCAATTGGATTATTTGATACAAATTCAATCCAAACACTAGTATCAATAATTCCTGCATTTTCTGATTGAGAATCTAATATATAATCATCATATTCAAAATGAATAGGTTTATAATTTTCTAATTTTGATTGTATTTCGGAGATTTCATTATTTTTCATATTTTTATCATAATCAAGTTCTCTATTTTCATTGAATGTTTTCCAATTTTTTATATTTTTCATTATTTATTTTATTTTTATTCTTTTGCTTTTTTCTTTAATGTTTTCATATCTTTTTTATACCATTTATTAACATTATATTTAGGTGATTTTGTAGATTTTTTTGTTTTTAGTCCCATTGGAGGACTAATCGCAAATTTATCATTTAAGAATGTTTTTAATTGATTCTCAACATAATGATGAGGTACTGGGTTATCATTTGATTCTTGTTCCATTTTATTTGCTAATTCAATTGCGAATATTCTTAAAACATCTTTTCTAACTATTTTCAACAAATCATCTTCCATAACGAATAAATTATAATACCAATCTTTTGGCATCAAATATTTAATTTCTCCTTCAGTAATTGCAATTGTAGTGTTGATAAATTTTGTTAAAAATTTACTATATTTTGTTTCTGGATTTTTTACTAATGGTATAACTACTTTATTAAAAGCTCTTGATGTTCCTAATACATTTGTAACAATCCATGCAGGAAAAAATAAAAATGCTAAAGCTATTGGTACTGCTCTATGTAACATTTTATATCCACCTTTCATTAATTCTCTTTTTTTCTTATATGCAAGTGCATCTTCAAAAATACCTTTTAAAACTCCAAATGTAAATACTTTATCTTTTTTTCTATAATATGTTGATAATAATCCTTTTCTACCCAACATTTTTTCATATTCTTTCTCAATTTTTTCAGGATCTTTCTCAATAATATTTGTTGCTTTTAAAAAATCAATAGGAATATCTGATCCTTCAACTTCAAATAGTTGATCATATTCATCAATATAATTATTTTCATCAAAATTTAAATCTATATATTCATCATCAATATCATATGGATCATTTTTATATTCGTATTCATCTATTTTACTTTCTAATGAATCTTGTATGGAATAAATATTCCGTTCACCAAAATCTTCAATAGTTATTTTTGAAAATGAAAATAAATTATCACAAATTTTCCAAAAAGAATTATTGATATTTTCATGTGAAATTTGCATATTATTATATAATTTATTTTCATAATCACCAACTAAATTATAAATATCTACAGCAAATACCTTATTTTCTTCTTGTAAATCAATAAAAAAATTATTTAATTCTTTTTTAAATTCAGGATTAATAGAAATTTTAGTATCATGATAATAATATTCTTCATGTATTTTTAATATTTTATTAAAATATATAAAAATACCTAAGAATAAATCAACATTCATATTTTCATTTAAAAATTCTGTATATTTTTTTAATTTCATAATATTATATATTAATTTTTAATTTCTAAAAAAATTAAACAAAACTTATAAAAAGTCATATATAATCATATATAAAATATAAATAAAGATATTGAAAAATGTTTATTATTAGTTAATAAAATGAAATATAATAGATTTGAAATTTATTGAAACAAATAAAAAAAAAAATATAAAACAATGAAACAAGAAACAAAAGACAATTTAAAAGAAATAAAAGATTTTTTAGATAAAAATAAAGTAGAATACAATACAGAATTAAATAATTTTTGTTTATGGCATGACCATCCAGAGGGGAAAAGATCATATGAAATAGAATATATTGATTCATTAAATTATCCTATTGCATACCCAAAATATAAAATTGAAGGAGTAAATAAAAATTATTACTATGATAAATCGTTTGAAGCTGAACAAAATAATTCTTTTAAACTTTGGATTAAAGATTTTGAATGGGATAATCCAAATAAGAAAGATGTTTTAAAATCATATATTTTACACGCTGCTCACAAAACGCCCAATAAATTTTATGCAAGAGATTGTGAAGTTAGAGTAGTTGAAAGTAAAGAAGCCAGGGCATTTGAAAAAGAAAATTGTTTCTATGGTAAAAGAGGAGCAAGTTTAAATTTAGGATTATATCTTAAAAAAGATAAAAATGATGTTTCAGCTGGTACATTAATTATGTTATATACATTTGGTAAAAACTTCTTTGGTAAAAAAGACAATATCATTGAAATTATCCGTGTAGGGACTAAGAAATTTTCACATGTTAATGGTGGATCTTCTAAACTTTTAAAACATTTTATTACAAATTATAAAAATATTACTATCGGGAAAAATGATATTAAAGTAGAACACATTAAATTTTATTCAGATTATGATCATAATTTAGGTGATAGTATGAATATGTTAGGATTTGAATTTATAGGTTATACAAAAGGAGGTTTTATGAATTATTGGGTTAAAACTGGTGAAATAAAAAATAGACAACCAATGAAACATAAATGGGTTATGGAACAAATGGCTCAAGGTGAAGTTTATGCTATTCCTAATGCTGGAGTAAAAACTTATATTTTAAATTTAGTTGATTAAAATGAACTACACACTAATCTAAAGATTTGTGTGTTTCTATGCCACAAGCACATGTAACCATTCACTTTGAGTGACACTTATAGTCAAATTTATTATTATGAATCTTCTGTGTTTTTCTATGAATTCTTCTGTTGTTAATCTTTTACTCCTCATATTATAATTTAATTTTTAATTTCTAATTTTTTATAAACAAAACTTATAAAAACTCTTATATATTATGAAAAAATAAAATATATGAATAAATTAGATAGTCAATTAAAAGAATTATATGAAAAAATTCTACAAAAAGATAGTTTTAAAACTGATAGAACTGGTGTAGGCACCAAAAGTATATTTGGTCATCAAATGAGATTTGATTTAAGAGATGGATTCCCTTTAACTACATTAAGAAAAATTCATCTTAAATCAATGATACATGAAATGTTATGGTTTTTATCTTCATATGATGAAGAATATAAAAAATTTGGTAATACCAATATTCGTTATTTGTTAGATAATGGTGTAAGTTTTTGGACTGAATGGCCTTATGAAGCTTATAAAGCAAAAATGTTGAAAAATTTTCAAGAAAATCCTAAAAGAAAAAAATTAAATATATTATCTCAAAAAGAATTTGAAAAAAAAATTATGAAAAATGATAATTTTGCACTTCTTTATGGGGATTTAGGACCAGTCTATGGAAAACAATGGATTGATTGGGGAGGTTATGAAGAATTAGTTGAACAAACTAATGAATATAGAAATACTAAAGGTGAACAAGTTATTGTTGATAAACTTGGATATAAAAAAGTATATTTAAAAGGAATAAATCAAATAAATAAAATTATAGATATTTTAATTCATAATCCGAATTCTCGAAGAATGTTAATTAATGCTTGGAATGTAACAGATTTAGATGAAATGTTATTAGAACCTTGTCATTTATTATCTCAATTTTATACTGAGGTCTTATCATTAGAAGAAAGAATAAAACATTGTCAAACTAATATTGATAAAGATGATATTCAAAAATATATTAATAAATTTAATATGGGGAATTGGGAAAAAATTAAAAATAATCCATTAAAACAAATTAAAATATTAAATCATTTTAATATTCCCGAAAGATATATAGATTTACAAGTATATATGAGATCAAATGATATTGGATTAGGAAATCCATATAATGTGGCTTCTTATTCATTATTACTAACAATGATAGGACAAATAGTTAATATGATTCCAAGAGATTTTATTTTAACTACTGGAGATACTCACATTTATTCAAATCATATTTCTCAAATTGAAGAATTAATAAAAAGAGAACCAAAAGATTTACCTACATTAAAAATTAATAGAGATGTGCAGAATATTTATAATTTCAGATATGATGATTTTGATTTAATTGATTATAATCCACATCCTAATATAAAAATGAATGTTGCAGTATAATTTATAAGAAGCAAAAAAATTAAAAATTTAAAAAAAATATAAGAAAAAATATGAAAATAAAATATAAGAAAATGGAAAAAACAATGAAAAATAGATTAATTGTATTATTTATAATACTATTTATAATAGCAGTCTTTCCTATTGGGATAGAATTATTAATTTTTGGAAAAGTAATAATATGGATTATTGGTCTTTTTATGACTATTATTGGATTAACTATTATTCTTTTTCTAACATTAATTTCTATATCAATCTATAATTGGATAACTTTTGAAGAAATATCTGAAGATTTTTTTAATAAGATTAAAAAATTTTGCAATCCAGATGAATAAAATATTATAAACCAAATGAATAGTAGAGAAATAAAATTAAAATCTATTTTATTACCTAAATGGAAATTTAAAATTTATTTATTAGTTGTTAAAATAAAGAAATATTTAAATAAAGAAAAGAAAACTTATCAAAATAAATGGTTTTATTTTTCTCCAAATTGGTCAGGATTTTCATTATCATATAGACAAGCAACTTATGATGAAAAAGCATATATTCAAATCTATTTTATTTGGGGAAAATTGTTTATTTATCCATTTCAAAAATTAACCCCATATATTAAAGAAGAATATGATGATAAAGGTCCTAAACAATGGGGGATTAATTTTTTTGAAAAAACTATTATGTTTTATATTGGTTATAAATACAAAATTTATAATTTACCTTGGAATTTAGATTGGATTAGAACAAGCTTTTTAAAAAAAGATAATACTTGGGAACATGAAAAAAGAAAAGAAAAAAGAAAAAATTTTTGGAATGATAAATTATGGGAAAATATATTATGGGAAGAAGTTTATGATTATACATATGTATTAAAAAATGGACAAGTACAAAAAAGAAAAGCAACAATTAAAGTAGTAGAACGAGAATGGAGAATGATATGGTTGAGATGGACTAAAAAATTTAATTATGTATCAAAAAAAATTGATATTGATTTTAATGAAGAAATTGGGGAAAAAACAGGATCTTGGAAAGGTGGTATTATTGGTTGTAGTTATGAAATTAAAGAAAAAGAAACACCAAAACAAACATTAAGAAGAATGGAAAGAGAAAGAAAATTTTAATTATAAAAATGTCATATAAAGAAGATTTAGAAGAATATAAAAAGTATTTAATATTATATAAAAAATTTGATATTTTAGATACAAAAATAGATAATTTAAAAAATAAATATTTATCTGAAATTAAAGAATATATTTTATCACAGACAGATAATGAATTTATTAAAAAAAATGAATATGAAAAAAGATTTAAATTTATCATAAATGAAAGAATAATAAATATAGTTATTCATAAATGGTATCACTATTATCATGAGTGGTATGGTGATGTTGATTTAGAATATGATGAACATTTAGAACATTTAGATGAAGCTGAATTAGATAAAATAATAAAAGTGCATAACTTCTTATTAAAAAATAGAAAGAAAAAATTAGAAAAAATTTTAAATATATGAACAAAAGGAATGAAAAAAAAATATGAAAAAAGAATATAACGTATATTTTAAATTTGATGAAGATAAAGAAATTAAATTTGCATCAATTGATAATAAATTTGGATTAATTATAAATAAAGGAGATGGAAATGACATTCCATATATTGAATTTATAACCGGGAATAAAAAATTTAAATTAATAGTTGCATCTGATTATCAATTGAAAAATGAATTAAGATATCAAAAATTAAAGAAAATATTAGATAAATAAATTTTGGATAAAACCAATTAAATATATAAAATAAATAAATATAAATAAATGGATGAAATGAATACAGATATATCAGAAATTGTTCATATTGCTATAGAAATGATGCAAAAAACTTTTGATGGGACAAAAGTAGAATTAAATTGTTCTAAAATGAGACTTCAACCAAATCAATATTATCCAGGTGATAAATTAGGTGTTGATATTAAAATTGAAGGAATTAAATTTTTCTTAGGATATTCAGAAATTGAAGATATGATAGTATATGGAATTCATATTGCAGAACAATTAGTTTATAATGTTTTAGAACCATCTTGGAAAAATTATATTAAGAATCAAAAAAGAAAATCGAAATTAAATAAAATATTAATAAATGAATAAAATAATAATACCAAAAGTGTATAAACATGATATCACTTATCCCAGAAGGGATAGGTATCAATAATAAAGAATATTGTAAATGTGAAAATTGTGTAAAATTAAGAAAGACGAGATAAAATTTACAATAAACTTCATCATAAAATAAAAAGATGGTGTAATATGCATTAATAAAAATAATTATGAATTATGAAAAATTTTAGAAAATATAATGAATCAATAAATTCTATAATGGATATTAATTATGGTTTAATAGTTGTTAATAAAAATGAAGATGAAAGATATAATGGTGATAATTTAATATTATATCATTTTTGTGGATATAAAGAGAAACCTACACAAAAAGATATTGATATATTAAGAGAAGAATTGAAAGTAGATGGTGAAATGAAAATTGATAATATTCATGAATTATCAATTATTAATGCACCAGAATATGTAATTAATCATTTTAAATCTGATTATTTAAAAAATAATAATTAATATATGAAAATTAGTGTAATAATGGCTTCTTGGTTAGGTGCAAAAAGACCTCACTTAGATAAAAAATTTGTTAGAGCTGTTAATTCTTTTCTCAAACAAACACATGAAGATAAAGAATTAATAATTGTTTCTGATGGTTGTCAAATAACAAATAAACTTTATGAGGAACATTATAAAATGAATCCCATAGTCACTTTATTTAAAAGTCAAAAATTACCACTTTATTCTGGTGGTGTTCGAGATATAGGATTAAAATTAGCAAAAGGTGATATTATTACTTATCTTGATTCTGATGATGTTATTGGAAAAAATCATTTAAAAATTATTCATGAACAAATTGATGATAATGATTGGGTTTTTTATAATGATTTTTTAGTCTTAGATAAAAATTTTAAAAAATTCCAGAAACGTTATGTAGATCCACGTTGGGCTAAAATTGGGACTTCCAGCATATCACATAAAAATTTTGAACTTGGGACTAAATTTAAAGGAAAACTCTCATGGCCAACGGGTTATGGTCACGATTTCCTATTCATGATGAAATTAGCATCAATGGGAACTAAATTCAAAAAATTAAAAAAGGAACCACAATATTTTGTTTGTCATTATCAAGGATTTGATGGATAATTATCTAAAATTTTTAATTTTTCTGAGATTTTATCAATTTCATCATATTTAATTCTTATTAATCTAATATTATTATCAAGACAATATTTTGTCCTTTATCATTAAAAAGTAAGAATCTTCTTCATAGTCGTAACTGTTTAGAATAGCAATTACAATTTGATAATTATCTACAATATGTTTTTCAATATTGTATTCTAATAATATCTTCTATATCATCGTGTGAGCAATTCTCATACTCGAGCAAACATACAAAAAAGTTTCCATAATACAAATCTTTTCAATGTTTTTTTTAATATATAGTATAATGAAATATTTATATAGTTATGAATCTCGGTTATATAGTAGTAATGTGAAAAAAGGTAAAGAATATGGAAGACAATTAATTTTCCATATATAATTAAAATATAATTAATTTATGAAAAATATAAAAAGTTTTAAATTATTTGAATTAAAAAAAAATTATTCTTTATTATGGGATAAAGAAATATTTAAGAAAATATTAAATAGTTATTTAATAGCAGCATTATGGACTGAAGAATTAGATAATTTTGATATTTCAGATATAGATGAAGATTCAATAAAAAATGCAAAAAAAGATATTGAAAATTTTTTAAAAAAATCAATAGATTTAGACATTAAATTAACTCCTGAACAAATTGGTTATAATTTTTGGTTAACAAGAAATCATCATGGTGTGGGTTTTTGGAATCGAGATTTAGGAGATATTGGAAATGATTTAACTAAAATAGCTCAAGAATTTGATATATTATATACTTATAAAGATAATAATGGAAAAATAATAATTGAATAATGATACGATATTTTGCATATGGAAGTAATATGTCCGAAAATAGAATGATTAAAAGAGGGTTAAAACCTTCTGGTAAACAAATAGGGGTTTTATATGATTATACATTCAAAATCAATAAACGTTCCTATAAGAATCCAGAAATAGGGTTTGCAAATATAGTTTCAGAAAAATATTCATTTGTTGAGGGAATTCTCTATGAAGTTAAAGATGAAGAAATTAATATATTAGATAAATTTGAGGGCGCACCAAAACATTATTCAAGACAAATTATGAAAGTAAGATTAGATAATGGTTCTGATGTTGATGCAATAGTTTATGTTGCAACTCCAAAATGGACTACTGAAAATGAATTAAAAACTACTGAAGAGTATAAAAATTTTATATTAGAAGGAAAAGAATGGTTATCTGATGGTTATTATCAAAAACTAAATGAAAATATTCAAATATAATAAAAAAATAAATATAATTAAATGAAACATTTAAAAAAATTCAAAAAAATTTATGAAAATAATTCACTATTAGAATATGATATTTTAAATCAAGGGTCAATAGATATAAATTATTGTCATATAATGAAAAAAGTAATATAATTATAGCAATTCAAATTGATACAAAAAATAAATGGGGAGAAATATTTCATATTGGAACTAATGAAAATAATATCCCTTGTATTGGATTAGAAGCAAATAAAAATACAACAAATATTAAAAAAGATACAAGAATAGGGGAATTTTCAATAACAGAAATACAATTTCCAGAATATGCAGGGGGTTATTTTTTCATATAATTGGTCAAAATATTCTGTGTATATTTGTATGGTGAAAAATATAAAATAAATTAAAAAGACCTGTTCAATCGAAACAAATGTTCATTGTCAATGAACACAAAAAAATAAACACAAAAAAATTAAACTTTCATAAATAAAACATCTAAACTAAAACAAAAATATAAATAATTATGATAGAACATTTAACAAAAGAAACTTTTAAAGAAAAAATATTTGATTTTGAGACAGAAAAAGAATGGAAATTTAAAGGTATAATGCCTTGTGTAATAGACTTTTATGCTGAATGGTGTAACCCTTGTAAAGTTATTGCTCCAATATTAGAAGAATTAGAAAAAGAATATGGTAGTAAACTTAACATATATAAAGTGAATACAGAAGATGAGCAAGAATTAGCTACAGCATTTGGTATTAGAAGTATTCCATCAATATTATTTATTCCACAAATCGGGGATCCCCAAATGGTACAAGGAGCTTTACCAAAAGAATCATTTAAAAAAGTTTTTGAAGATATTTTAAAAATTTAATGCAGTAGTTCAATTTTCCCTTTCATAATATTTTTAAAAGATGTTTTATTTCCAGTAATATGATCTTTCACAATCCCGGATTTAAGATTATATGTTCTTCTGTTTTTATTATTCTTTATTTGTTTATTTCTAATTGAAGAATAATTTGAAGAATTTTTCTTTTTTTCTTTATTCTTTATCCTTTTCTTTAATTCTGCAAGAGCATCTTTTTTATTTTTATGTTGATTTCTTCCATCTATTCTAACTTCAATACCAGATGGATTATGTCTCACAACTACACAAGAATTTGTGACATTTTTATGTTGTCCCCCTTTTCCAGTGCCTCTTGTATAAAATACATCAATTTCACTTAAATCTAATTCTATATTAATATCTTGTTTTTCATTAAGAATTGCTACTGACACTGTAGAAGTATGCACACGACCTTTGGATTCTGTTGGGGGAACTCGTTGAAATCTATGAGCTCCTATTTCATTTGAGAAGAATTGTTTAATATTATTACCGCTAAAGACAGAAATCAACGATTCCATCTCTCTCAGTTAAGGAAAGAATTTTAAAACCATTATTTTTAATAGTTTTTAAATAAATGTTTTTCATTTCTTGGACAAGAAGTTTAGCATCTTCACCACCTTCTTGGTCTCTAATTTCGATTACTATCTTTTCCATTTTAATTGTTTATTTTTTTATATTAATTAATTTATATATTTAATATTCTTTTTAGTTTTATTTCTCTTTCAACTTGATTTGTAACATTATCAAAAAATTTTGAAAATATACTATTTATATCAAATATCTGTTTAATATTATCATCATCAATTAAATAATATTTAATACGTGAAATACTTGAATATGTGTGAACAATTTTATATATCTTATCAATTGTTAACATCTTAACATACAAATTAAAATTCTTGTGTTCTAACAATCTATTACTACATTTAAAATATTTAATCATTATTCTAATATTTTTTATTTTAATATTCTTTTTATTTTTTTTTCTTTATTCTTGTTAATACAATCATTATCTTGATAAATAAAACTACAATTAATTGTGTCTTTTATTGTTTTTAAATAGAAAAAAGGATAATTAAATTTAACATAATATAACAAATCTCCCCAAGAATTTTTACCATATCCAATTATTTTCATACATATAGAATTATTTTTAACATATTTAAAATGTAGTAATTCTGGCATAAAACCTGATTTTATTTTTATATATTCTCCAATTTTATATTTTTTCATCTTTTTCATCTAATATTCTTTTTAGTTTTATTTCTCTTTCAGCATCTATAAAAAATTTACCAAAATTGGAATTTTGTGTAAAATATTTTTCAATATTATTATCATCTTTTATATACCAATAAATTGAAACTTTTTTAATTATTTTATATATTTTCCCAATAGTTAAATTTTCATAATACATTTTTGTTGCATCGGAATAATTATTAATACATTTTAGATATTTCATTTAATCATATATTTTATTTTAATATTTTTATTAAAATATTTTTTCTACAAAATTTGGTAGTTACATCAATTGTTAAATTTTCATCAAAAATAGATTTTTCCCAAAAAATAATTCTAAAATTACTATCATCTAATAAATACCATTTATTTTTCTTAATTTTAATAGCTTTATATATTTTTCCCAAAGTCAAATTAGTCAAATTATGTGACGGAGTGTGTGGATTAGAAATATATTTTAAATATTTGACATCTTTATTCATATATCTTTATTTAATATTTAATATTTTTTTAAGTTTTTTTTCTCTTTCAACTTGTATATTTATGAAAAGTCCATCAATATTAGAATTTTCTTGAAAATGTTTTTTAATATTATAATCATTATATATCATCCACCAATTGTCATCATTAAAGTCATATATTTTATATGCTTTATATATTTTTCCAACAGTTATTTGATTATAGTTAGGATAAACACATTTTAAATATTTGATATCTTTATTTTTCATCTAATATTTTTCTAAATTTTTTTTCTCTTTCAACTTGTTTTGTTACATTTATGAAAAAACTATCAAATTTGTATTTTTTTATAAATTCATAATAAATATTATTATCATCACTTAAATTCAACATTGTTCTTCAAAACATTGTAATATTTTATATATTTTCCCTTCAGTTAATTTAGGTCTATACAATTTTTCAGAATACTCCCTTATATCAGGTTTAAATTTATAATATCTTACCATATCAATTTATTATTTTATTATCTATAATTTTAAAAATTTTTTTCTTAAAGAATTTTTTTCTTTTAATTTTAAATTTACTCATTGAGTTCCATTTTTCTTTTAATACCTTTAATTTTACTAATTGTTGAGTCATTTCATTTTTCAGCACAGAATAAAGTGTGTAAGATGTTATATAAAAATTTTTAAATTTAGTTTTTTTAACCATTTTTGAATAATAATTGGTTTAAGAATGGATTGTTGTATTCATTATTTTTATAAATTCTTCTTTATTCATTCTTCTTTATTTTTTCATTAATAAATTTAAAAATTTTCTTAATAAATTTTTTAAATATATTTTTTCTATTGGGTTCTTTATATAATTCCCAATTAGCATCTTTAAATGAAAAATACCAATAATCCCAATTAGTATCTATAAAATAATTTTTCCATTTAGTAGATTTAAGCCATAATACATAATCAGAAAAAGTTGTCATAATTTCTTCAATTAAATATAACCCAAATTTCCCTTTATCTGCATTTTTATAAAAATAAATATAATTAAAATCAATATTATTTATTCATATAGAATTTCACAATATTTACTTGAATATGGGTTTAATGAAAATAAAAAATCTAAAAAAATATATTATGATAAATATTTTAAAAATTTATGGGAAAATTTAACATTTGAAAAATTTTTAAAATTAACAAATAAAAAATATATTAAATCAGAGTTATTAAAAATAGTTCATACATATATAGATAATGATTTGAAAAATTTATTAGAAAAAGATTATTACTCTGAATTTGAATTTGTATTTACAACGGAATGTAAAAAATATTATATTTTAAGTCCAGAATTTCTTTCTTTATTTAATAATATATTAAAAGATTACTCATAAGAGTTTTTCATCATCACTGTCCCATATAATCAAAATTTCATACCCTTCTGATTTTGCTATTCTTATCTTTCTTTATCTTTATCCCATATATTTTTATATTCTTGACTTGTTATATTATGATGTTTTAAATACCTACCATAAATTCTACTGACTTTTTCCCCACATACTTTACAAATAATATAATTAATCCCTTCTATTTGTGTTTTATTTTCCATATGTTTTTATAATAAAATAATGGCTTTTTGCCAAAATGGAAAGGTTAAGATAATTTCATATATAATCTATATAAAAATATTTTTGATTTTTCTAATATAGATAATCGTCTTTCTTGTCTTATTATATCATAGTATAACTCATAAAATGGTATAGAATATGTGTCTTTTGTCTCTTCATTTAATACTAATACCCTGGTACTGAACGAGTTGCATTTACCCGTTTGCCTGCTTGCCATTAATATAGAAAATCTATTTTTTGTATAAAGATCAATAATATCTTTTTGATAATCTCTTAATTTCATATGTCCTATTGTACCGTCTTCCCTTTTGATTTGACAATACGACTGTGCAAAATAATGAACACTCATTTTACATTTAGCATATTCTGTTATTTCTTTATTAGTCATAGCGAATGTTAAATCAGTTTTTCTTACTCCTTTAATATTATTGAACCATAATTTTTCATGATTTTTTAATTTTTCACCCATATTTGCTCTATGTTCAATCTCTTTTACTCGTTTTGTTGTTAAAATTAAATTTTCTTGTTTTTTATTAGCCATTCTTATTTATTATTTTTATTATTTTTACATATGTAAACAAATATCATTTAAAATCTTATATTTATATGAATATGAATATGCTCCACCACAATTTAATCTAAAATCTGTTTTATTTTTATATTTTGTTGCTTCTTTTTGACATTTTTCTTTAGTCCAATAATTTTTTGGTTTATTTATTTCAATCATATGAGAACAAATTTCATCTTTCCAATTATTTCTTAATGCACTTGAGTATGCAGAAGAATTCCCATTAATAAAATCTATTTTATATTTATATTTTAAAGCTTCATTTTGACATTTTTCTTTAGTCTCCACCAATACCCCCTGTTTTTGCTTTATTTAATATAACGAATTCATTATTTTTAAAATAATTTACAAAATATTTTTCTTTGTTAATTGCATCATTAATTGATATATAATCTATTAATTGTTTAAAAACAGGAATTATTTTTGTTTTTTTCATAAATTTAAAAACTGTGCTTCTTTTGTCTATTAAATGTTCTTGTTTTCTTTTATAAAAATTAAAAGTTAACCCAACATATACATATTTTATATATTTATATTCAAATATAACTGAATATATACATCTCATTTTTCTATTTCCAAGAATTTTCATATGAGAACAAATATCATTTAACCATTTTTTATTATATGATATAATATATGCTGAAGAAGACTTTTTATGAAAATCTTGTTTGTGTTCATATTTTAATGCTTCTTTTTGACATTTTTCTTTAGTCCAATAATTTTTTGGTTTATTTATTTCAATCATATGAGAACAAATATCATTTAAAATTTTATTTTTTCCAGATATCTTATAAACATATGCAGATTTAAATTTAAAATCTTTTCTTGTATTATATTTTAATGCTTCTTGATGACATTTTTCTTTAGTCCATTTTTTATTAGCCATTTTTATTCATTAATTTTTTTATTTTATTTATAAATGAAATATTCATTAAATAATATTCATCACATTTAAATGATATTTCTGATGTCTTTACTGGAATTCCTTTATTTTTATATTCTAATACATTAGTCAAAAAATATTTTAATACATCATCATCTAATTCAGTAAAAATACTTTTTTTTGGTAAAAATAAATTTGACCCCCTTTTAGTGTAGTCCCTAGGATTATATTCTATATTTTTATATGTAAAATCAAATACCCCTTGATAAAATATTTTATCAACATTTTCATATAAATCATAAATTTTATTTGAATAAACATATTCATATTTTCCTATGGGTAAAAAAATATAATTTTCTGCATAAATTCCAATTTTTTCCCAATAATTTTCATCTTGAGTAGTAAAAACCCCATTTCTAACTTTCCATCCAAATAATTTTAAAAACAAATCATTTAATTTATTATGGATATTTATCGGAGTATTTGATGGTTTTCTATCTTTTATTGTTTTTTCTCTGACCATTTGTTTATCAAATGGTTCATCATTTGATGCACGATATATTATATCACCTTTCCAATTTTCAAAAAAATATTTACAATTTTCAAATATTAATTTTAATTGACCATCAGTTATATTTTCATTAAGATAATTATTATATTTTTTCATTAATTTTTTTATATTTTTTCATTAATTTTTTTATATCATATTCAAAATTTCTATTTATTAAATAATATTCATCACAATTAAATGATATTTCATTTTCATCAATTGGATAATCTTCATCTTTAAATTCTAATTGATTTTTAAAAAAATCAACTAAAAAAGGTAAATCATTTTCATATTTTTTAAGAAATGAAGAACCATACATATTTGATATATGATGAATAATTTTTGGAAATACTTCTTTTTCAGTTTTATTTATTTTTTCATACATTTCTTTATTAATCAAATATTTAATATCATCTAAAATAAAATCTGTAGTTAAATCAAAAATTTTATTAGAATATACATATTCAAATTTTCCAATAGGTAAAAAAATATATGCATAATCAGTTTTATTGTTAAACCCACTATAAAGTTCAGGATTAGTATCAAATGTTGTAAATACTCCATTTCTTACTTTCCAACCAAATAATTTTTCAAATATTTTATTTAAAATATTATGATATTTTATATTAGTTGACATAGGAATTCTGTTTTTTCTACGTCTTATTTTTCTAAAATTAATATTTATATCAGATTGAAATCCTCTATATATTATATTACTTTCCCAATTATCAAAAAAATATTTACAATTATTTTGAATTTCTTCTAATTTCTTATTAGGAAATTCAAATTTATCATATTCATTTATAATTTTAAAATTATTATATTTTTTCATTATTTAATTTTTTTTTTATAAATTTTTTATTCAAATATAAAAGTTATATTATAACCTTTAATTGTAAAATATAATTCTAAAATATCTCTTACTTCACCTTCAAATATTTTCAATTCTAAATCATATCCAAGAAGATTTAATTCTGGAATAAATGCATTTATTTGTTGACTTATTTTACCTTTAATAATATCATTTGATATTTTTGTAGACCATAAATAATATTCAAGATTTGCACCAACATTATATCCTTCTTGACCATATATCTCTTTTTGATTAGTGAACAATAGCATTTCTAATTTTTGAACAATAACTTCTAAAATATCATTCTCGATTATTTTTTTTGATTTAAATTTCTGATGACCATCCCATCTTATTACAAAATCTTGAAAATCTTCATTTCTTTTCATAATTTTTATTTCTTTTGTTTATATTTGATTTATATATAAAAATATGAATGATGAAAATAAAAATCAATCTAATGATATTAATATAAGTGTTAGTTTAATAGATTATATCGGAAAACTTGAAGATGGTGTTGGAGTAATATTATCTTTATTGTTTGAAAATGATACTTATGAAATAATTTATTGGTTTAATCCAAAAAATGATTATAGAATTATAATTGAAGAAAAATTTTATAAAAAATATAAAATTAAAGATATTTATGAATATGAGTACTTGATTGATTTATTATTTCATATTGATACAAATATCCTTCCTGATAGAAATGAAATTTTTAAAAAATTTCTATAAAATTTCTATAAAATTTCTATAAAATTTCTATAAAATTTAATATATAGTTTATATAGTTTATATATGAAATTAAAAATATTTGAAAAATATCAAGAAATTTTGTTTATTAAATAATTTTTTGTATATTTGCAATATGAAAAGACAAAGGTTATTAGTTTTACTTGATTTTGATAATTTTTTATAAATAATAATTTTTTATGACATTTTAGTTTAAAATCCCTTAATTACAAGTTAAGGGATTTTTTTATTTTTATTAAAAATTATTGAACTTTATGATTTTTATATGACCCGTCAAAGAAAACACAGAAGTCTTTAGATTCTGTGATGAATTTGACTTCCACAAATGGAAAAAAGTCATTAATTTACTTTAATATATAAATTTAGTTTAGTTCTTTGACGTATGA